TGAGCAATGTTATCTTTCTACAAGACAATGTTGCAATTGCTAACGGAGTAGCATTTCTAGCATGTAATGGATGGTGGACTTATGACTTTGACCCAATGATAGACGGTGATCAGTCAGAGCAATTACTAAAAGAAGATTGGCAATGTAACCCAAATGAAATAGCTAATATATATGCGTTAGCATACAGTGATGTTCGCTATCTAAATGCTAGTATAGAAAAATTACAAGCCATTGACGAAGTAGAAAAAATAGTAATAATAACTAATACTGTGCCACTTCCTCAACTTATACACGATACTGCAACTAAAGAAAGTGTTAGATTTAATTTATTAGGTAACAGTTTATTAAATCAATGCGTACTTGCTGATACCAAGGGATTAATAGATACCTGGTGCTTTGGGCACTACGAGAATCCTGTAGATGAAGTGTTCGACGGAATTAGATTTGTTTCAAACCCAAGACGTAATATGGAAGATGCATGGGACAAACTACCGTACAATCCTAAACAAATTATTGTTGACCTTTAACCGGTTGGTTCTATCTTAATCATTAAAGGATAGCCATTTGTTCTGGCACTCATTGTAACTTCAATACCTTTTTGTTCAGCTATTTCATAAGGTAAAACTGCTACAGCGGCCGCACCGGCTTCGTGTACTTCTTTAGTTTTTTCGTTAGCTAATTGCACAGTATAATCAAAGTATTCAACAAGACTAGTCACAACAAACTCCATTGATGTTTCTTCGTCATTGACGTAGATAACTTTATACATTGGAGGCTCTTTAACTGCAACGTCTGGTTTAGCTTTATTTCTAACTTGTGTCTGTGCCATTGTAATCCTTTATTTTATTTTATAATAACAACGTGGGGAACATAGTGTCCCCCGTGCTGTTTGTATTTACATAAATTATACTATGATTTATATTTTATATCAATAGTCTTTGGTTTCATTGACTCCGGAACATGTCGTTCCAAGTTAATTGTAAGAATACCGTTTTTGACTTCTGCTGATGATACCTCCACATAGTCACTAAGTGCAAACGTTCTCAAAAACTTACGATTGCTAATACCTTGATGTAGGTAGTTGCTACCGTCTGGTTCGAGTTCTTCTTTATTACCTGTTATGATTAATTGACTGTCATGTGATTGTATATCAATCTCACCTTTGGTAAAGCCTGCGACAGCAACTTCAATTCTGTAGTTGTCGTCATCAATCTTAACAATGTTATATGGTGGATAGTTAGTTGTTGCACTTGTTGAATGGTCAAGTCTGTTGATCATATTATCGAATAAACGATCAATGCCAATAGAATTTTTGTAGAATGGTTGTAGGTCTAGAGTTGTTAATCTAGTCATGATATATCTCCTTAAATTAAAGCAAGTTAAAAAATCATACGTCCCATGTTCTGGCAACGCATATAGTATTTATACACGAAAACCTCTATAATGTAAATATATTTTGGTTTAATTGCTATTAAGCTAAGACTTAGTAAAGTTTCTTAGGAAGTGTTTGGCTTGCTAGTTCGCGTTTCCATCGTTTAATGGCAGCCGCTTTTTTAAGTTTACGTTGAGTAGTTGGTTTAATGTAATGCTGGCGATCACGTAACTCGTTCATAAGATCTGATGTTAACAGTTTCTTTTTTAATTTACGTAATGCACGTTCAACTGTGTCTCTGTCGCTTAGATATACCTTGGTCAATGTTATTCCTCTTTAGTTAATAGCTTTGGTTTATTTACCTGTTGCTCATCTATCATCACCGTTTTTATACCTTGCTCTTTGTAGAGAGATATATTATACATGTGTGGTAATAGTGTGCGTTCAAGTTCTGTATGTAGGCCTCTAGCACCTGTTTTAAGCGTCTGTGTGCGTTGAGCAATAGTTCGAACAGCATCTTGCTTAATGTCTAGCTTAACATCATCTAAACTGAACAAATACTTGTATTGGGCCACTAAATTATTTTTAACGTCCGTCATTATTTTTACTAATTGATCTTCAGTTAATTCTTTAAGAGCAACTACATTAGTAAATCGACCCACAAGCTCTGGAATTAATCCGTACTTGAGTAAGTCCGGTGGTGACACTTCGTTAAGATCTGTTTCTTCTTTATTGTCTGTTAGTGTAGATCCAAACCCTATTCCAGTATTGCTAATCCTATTCCTGACAAGGGTGTCTAGTCCTACAAATGCTCCACCTGCAATAAACAAAATATTTGACGTATCTACTTCTGCAACATCACCGCTTGGGTGTTTACGATTACCAGTTAAGTTAACTCGACATATAGTACCTTCTATTATTTTTAATAGAGCCTGTTGTACTCCTTCGCCACTCACGTCTCTTGTAATTGATGTGCTTTCACTTTTACGAGTAATTTTATCTATTTCGTCAATGAAAACAATACCACGTTCTGCTTTTTTAATGTCCCCACCTGCGGCATGTAGCAGTCTAGAAATCATAGTCTCAGCATCATCTCCAACATAACCTGCTTCTGTTAAACTTGTTGCATCTGCAATAGCAAACGGGACATCTAGATATCTTGCTATGCTTTTAGCTAGCATAGTTTTACCACACCCAGTAGGTCCTAATAATAATACATTAGCTTTGTCAATCTCTATTGGGGATTGTTTATCAATACGTTTATAATGATTAGCAACAGCTACACTGATCATTACTTTAGCATTATCTTGACCTATAACATGCTTGTCAAGGTGTTCTTTAATTTTAATAGGATTAAGATCTAATTCAGTTTTTATAAATTCCTCAAGATCTTGCCCAAGTAATTCTCCGCAGAAGGTTACACACTCGTTGCAGATTCCAGCCGCATCGCCAACAATTAGTTTCTTAGCTTGTTCTTTTGTTTTGCCGCAGAAACTACATTGTTTAATTTTTTCGTCTACAGCCATGTTGGTCCCATAATGATATCTTTCTTAAATTGTTTAAGTATTTTGTATCCCATATCTATTAATAAATTAATGTGATCATCTTTTGATTTAACTTTATAATATTTCTCACTTAAATTATTTTTAACCCCATGTTCCATAAGTAATACTGGCTTAAATTTACTTATTGTATTGATTGCACCTTGAATAATAAATGGCTCGTACCCTTCACAATCTAACTTAATAAAGTCGCAGGCTGTTAAATTTAAACTATCAATTGGAATAATTTGCATTGAGCCGTCACCTTCTTCACCATTAGGGTGTATGTGATTTCCAAATGTTGTTTTAGATCTCATCGCTACATTTTTAGCCGTTTCACCTAGTCCATATGGATGCACTATCACGTTTGTTAATCCAAAATGTTTAACATTTTTTTCTAAACACTCTCTAACCGGAGGATACATTTCAAATGCGTGTGTTTGTTTAAAATGATTTAAATGATATGACATAAATCCGTAATTGGCGCCACCGTCAATAGCACAATCAAAGTTTTTGACATAACTAAGGGCGTCTTGTAATTGACCATTTTGATAGGTTGTTATACTAAGTTTGCTGATATCATCATTAGTAGCAGTTCTGCACCCTTTTATTAATGCTTTCGCTGGTTTAGTATCACCATCTAAGAGAGTCCATCCTTCATCAAGTATTGCCTTTAAGCCTATTTGCAAATGTCCTGGCCTATTAGGCACATGTTTTTTCCATCCCATATTAATCCTTTAAAAAATCATCAATTGCCGCACGTTCACTTTCACTAAGTAGTTCTGTGTCGTACTGACCATTATCTATCATTGCAGTCAGATACTTAATATATTCATTATTATAAGTATAACTTGAGCTTCTATCTTTGTCAAGCTCAATCCACTTAATTCCGTTAAATTTGAACAACTTAGTTGGCAGTTGGTCTACCCTTAAGAACACATCTCCTTTGTTAGGAGTTAGCGGGTACTTTGAGCCAAAGCTAGCATTGGCTTTAACTGGTTCTTTATTATCAGCCTGAGGTGTTATTTTTTTTAAGATTCCTGGGTATTGAGATTCTAAGCTCTTTGGTTGGTGCAATTTAGGTGCACTGTCACCTCTGACTGTTTTTGCGTGACTAATTATATAACCGTCACGTTCTTGTAATATTATAAGATCGTTATATTCTTTAGGTAAGTTACCATCAATAAACAGTTTATGGATGTCATCTGGCTTTCGGT